AGTCGAAATCGCCGAATTTATCGCTTCGGTGAAGGGCCGTTGCCGCCCGCGCATATCCGTTGCCGGTCGCACGTTGCCCCGGCAAATACCGTTAGTGACTTGGCCGAAGAAACGTTTTATACTTGGGTTGCCCGTCAACCTGCCCAAGTGCAAGACGACATATTAGGCGACGAAGGCGACGAAGGCGGCGAAGCTTTGCGCGATGGTCGCTTGAAGGCGAAGGATATTCCGAAGTATGACGCGGACAGGCCGCTAACTTACGAAGAATTCCGACGCAAGATTAAAGAAATTCTTTCCCGCTGATTCGGTGAATCGGCATAACCGCAAGGAGTCCTTGAAATGGCACTGAAAAAGAAACTTACCAAAGAAGAACACGCGAAGCTTTCGGACGCACTGAAAGCCGAATATATCGAAGACGGCGACGGCTTCCGCCTTGACGTTGACGGCGACGAAGATACGGGCGCTTTGAAGCGCGCCAAAGACCGCGAAGCGCAGTTGCGCCGCGAAGCCGAAACGAAGTTGCGCGAAGCCCAAGAAGAACTTGACCGTATCAACGGCGACGACGCGCGCAAGAAAGGCGATATTGCGACGCTCGAAAAGTCTTGGCAAAAGAAGCTTGACGACCAAAAGGCCGAATACGAAGGCAAGGTTTCGAAGCTTACCGCGCATACGACGAAAACGCTTGTCGATAACGTCGCGTCGCAGCTTGCCCACAAGATTTCGAACGCCCCGGCGCTTATCATGCCGCATATCAAGTCGCGGCTTATGGCAGACTTCGAAGGCGACACGCCGGTTACGCGCGTTCTGGACAAGGACGGCAAGCCGTCGGCCCTTACTATCGACGAACTGGCAAACGAATTCGTTGCAAACAAGGATTTTTCTGCTATTATCACGGCTAGTAAGGCGTCCGGCGGTGCCGGTAAGCCTTCGCAGAACGGCGGCGGTGCCCCGAAATTTAACGGTCAATCCGACAAACCCGCCGACCTTTCGAAGATGAATCCCGCAGAACTTGCGGCGCATCTTAAAGAAGCGAAGGCAAACAAAACTAAGGACGCTTAATCATGGCACTTTCCGACCTTGCTGTTTACTCCGAATACGCTTATTCGGCTTTCTCCGAAACCCTGCGCCAACAGGTTGATTTGTTCAACGCTGCGACGGGCGGGGCTATCATGCTGCAATCCGCAGCGCACCAAGGCGACTTTTCCGACGTTGCTTTTTTCGCCAAGGTAACAGGCGGCCTTGTTCGCCGTCGTAACGCCTACGGTTCCGGCACCGTCGCCGAAAAGGTCTTGAAACACCTTGTCGATACGTCGGTTAAGGTCGCAGCCGGTACGCCGCCTGTTCGCCTTGACCCCGGCCAGTTCCGTTGGATTCAGCAGAACCCGGAAGTCGCATGCGCGGCAATGGGGCAGCAACTCGCCGTCGATACGATGGCGGATATGCTGAACGTCGGTCTCGGTTCGGTCTATTCGGCACTGTCGCAGGTTTCCGACGTTGTTTACGACGCGACCGCGAACACCGATGCCGCCGACAAGCTGCCGACTTGGAACAACCTTAACAACGGCCAAGCCAAGTTCGGCGACCAATCGTCGCAGATTGCCGCATGGATTATGCACAGTACGCCCATGCACAAGCTGTACGGTTCGAACTTGACCAACAGCGAACGCCTGTTTACTTACGGCACCGTGAACGTTGTTCGCGACCCGTTCGGCAAGCTTCTTGTTATGACCGATTCGCCGAACCTGTTTACCGCAGGTACGCCGAACGTTTATCACATTCTTGGCCTTGTGCCGGGCGCGGTTATGATTGGTCAAAACAACGACTTCGACGCGAACGAAGAAACCAAGGACGGCGACGAAAACATTATTCGGACTTACCAAGCCGAATGGTCGTACAACATCGGCGTTAAGGGCTTCGCTTGGGACAAGGCAAACGGCGGCAAGTCGCCGACCGATGCGGCGTTGTTCACTTCGACCAATTGGGACAAGTACGCAACTTCGCATAAAGACCTTGCGGGCGTTGTCGTCAAGACCAACTAACCGACGGCAGACGGACGGGGCTTCGGCCCCGTTCTTCTAGTCCTTCACAAATTCAAAGGAGTTTCGAAGATGAAACCGGCAAAAATTCTGTTCTTCGTTGACGGCAACGCACCGACCCCGGAAGACTTCGCAGCCGCCGCCGAACTGAACGCGCAAGTTATGTTCAGGAACGCCCGCGCTGTTCCGTCCGAACCGCATTCGCTGGAAATCTGCGACGGCGTAGCGGGCAAGGTTCCGAAGCTGTACGCCGACGCTTACCCGGAAGCGGGCGAAGCAATCAAGAAGAAGGCCGCCGAACTGAAAGCCCTTGCTTCGAAGGTCGGCGACGCCCCGGCACCGAAGGCCAGCGGCAAGGCCGCCGACAAGCCCGCAGCCGCTACGCAGGGCCAGACCCCGGCGCAGGGCGGCAGCGCCCCGGCTTGGAACCCCAACCCGGCGCAGTAACGAACGGACGGCCTGTCGCTTATTGTGGGCAGGCCGTTTCAACAACGAACTAAGGAGTCTTCGCAATGGCAACGAAAAAGGTTGTTTATTTCACGGCAGGCATTAACGCAACGGCTGGCGAACTTGCCGACATTGCGAAGCTTAACGCAGCCGCCGAACCGCAATACGAAGTTTTGGTAGCCAACGGCGCAGCAAATGCCGAATACGACGAAACCGACCGAATTATTCCGTCGGATTACGTCGCCGGTACTGTTCCTTCGGTTTATTCCGAAGTTGACGTTATCGACCCCGACGCAATCCCGAATCAGGCGCTTACGCCTACGCAGGCAATCGTTAACGACGCCGAAGCCTTGACCGTTCCGGTTACTGGCACTTACACGACGACCGCAACCGTTAGCGTTGCGAACGGCGTTGTAACCGGCATCGTTCTTTCGTAAGGACGTTGACGCATGGCAATTACAATCGTTGTTGAAGACGGAAGCGGCGTAACAAACGCGAACAGTTACGTAAGCGTCGCAGACGCGCGCATTTACGCTTCGAATCGCGGCGTCGAACTTCCGTTGGACGACGACGAATTGGCGGCCATGCTGATTCGTTCGACGGATTACCTAGAAGCGCAGGCTTGCCGGTTCCAAGGCAAGCCGACTTCGACGACGCAGGCTTTGCAATGGCCGCGAACTGGCGTTTTCCTGAACGAAGACGAAGTACCGTCGAACGTTATTCCGAAGTCGCTTATTGCCGCGCAAGTTCAGCTTGCAATGGCGATTAACGCAGGCTTTGACCTTCAACCGAACGTTTCGCCGCAAGACTACGTTACACGCGAAAAGGTCGGGCCGATTGAAACGGAATACGCCGACCCGCTGTCGGTTGGCATCATGCCCACATTTACCGCAGCGAACGCGCTTCTTGCGCCGCTATTTGGCGAATGCGCTTCGAACAAGTTTGCGCTTCGTACAATAAGGGTTTGACGAATGGCACGTTTCGACGCAGCAATTAAAACGGCCCAACGCCTTATCGCAAAGAACGGCGAAAAGGTGAAATGGCGCGTTATCGAAGACGCGACGCCAACAGACCCGAACAAGCCTTGGGAACCCGGCCCGGCATTGCCGGACGACAAAGACGTTACCATTTGCTTTTTGCCGGTTGACCGGCAGACGCAAGAAACCTTCAACTTCATTAAAGGCACCGAAGTTCCGAAGGGTTCCGTAATTGGGCTTATGGGCAATGTTCCGTTTGAACCGAATTTGAAAGACGTTGTAATTCGTAACGGGGTCGAACTTCGCTTGGCTTATATCGACGTACTTTCGCCCAACGGGCAAAAGGTACTTTATACGATGGTATTTCAAGCATGATTGAATTCGACCAAGTTAACGACGAAGTAAACGCGCTTTTTCTTGCAGCTTGGAACGCAGGAAGCGCGGCGATTGCGGGTTATGTTCCCGAAATTCGTTGGCAGGGCGTGCGATATCGCGACTTGCCGGACGGTTCGAAGTTTTGGGTTCGGCTGTCGAAGCAAACCGTTTTTGAAGAACAAGCGACCCTTTCAACCTGCGAAGGAGTACCGGGGCAAAGAAAATACACGGCGTCGGGTCTTGTCTTCGTACAAATCTTTTGCCCGAAATCGAATACGCAAGCGTTCGAACTTGGGCAGAAATTGGCGAAACTTTCCCGTAATGCTTTTCGCGGGAAATCGACGCCGGGTAAGGTTTGGTTTCGCAATACGCGAATTAACGAACTTCCGCCCGAAGAACTTTACGAACGGTTTAACGTCGTTACCGAATTTGAATACGACGAAATAGGTTAAGGAGTTCTTAACATGGTATGCGAAATTGCCAAAATCGACAGCAACATTACCGGACTTGCCTTCGCCGAAGAAGAATGCTTGAAGCAACTTCCGACGACGCCCGTTTGGTACGGACTGGAACCCAACAGCTATTCGGACTTCGGCGGCGAACTTTCGACCGTTGCCCGCGCGCCTATCGACCCGTCGCGCCAGAACAAGAAAGGCACGATTACCGACCTTGACGCATCGGGCGGCTTCAACGCCGACTTTACGAAGACCAACCTTACGCGAATTCTGCAAGGCTTCTTCTTCGCAGACGCCCGGCAAATGCCCGCAACTGCACCGATGAACG